GGGTCTAGGTCTACCGCCTCTTCATCGGGTAATCATCAAAATATAAAAGAAAAAACGCCCGATATATATAATCAGCAGTATATGCTTGTTTCAGAAAACGGTGAATCAATTGGTATATATGAAATGGGAAGTTTAGCTGGTTCTTCTGGAGTAGCATATCAAACGTCACACCGTAGCCCATTAAGTTATAACATAGATATCACAAAATCATCGTCGATGACTGAACTGCCGTTTGGTAAATTCGGTGAACGAGGCCATGAAAATGATGGAGAAACGAAGGAAGGCGCGAAATCGGGAGATTCTTCTACGAATATTGATGCGAGAGAAGTTATCGAGAGACATAATGCGAATGTGTCGTCATTTTATAAAGAACCCGTCACTACGAGAGGACCACATGACCCTTCACAGTCGTCGTCATCGTATTATGACGAACTTATAGAACAACTTTCAATGATACTTGAAAGGCATGGAAGCGGGGGTGAAGATCTATCAGATGTTAGCGGTGACACATTATCACAAGTTTATTACTATGGTATAACTGCGGTGCTTTTGTATCTTTTTTATAGAATTTTGTATGTGAAACGGAAGTAAAGTAATCATTATGAATACACCACAGAACTGGGAGTTGGAGTTGTATTCATAATGGAATGGAATGGAATGGAATGGAACGCGTCCTAATAAGTAGTGTATTTATTTTGTAAATGCACGCAAGGTTTGATGACGGTTACGACGTTTATGGTGACGATGCGTTTTGGCTTTTTTGTTAGTAGATGATATGTAATGATTGCGTCCACCAAAGGAATTTGAGGGTTGTTGCATGGATGATGACACTTGTCCAGTAGCAGCAGCTGATTCCGATACAACCTGATTTACCGGTATTTCTGGAATAGCCAAGTTCAAATTCATCGATTTGTCTTCTAGTTCTGAACCAGAATCAGACTCTGACCCTGACTCAGTTCCGCTAAAGGTTTCAGTCAAAGTAGAAACAGGAGGAAGAGGTGCATTATTATCAAACATTTCTGTTCCAGTAACTACATTAGGTGCCGGTGCAGGTGCAGGTGCCGGTGCAGGTGCAGGTGCAGGTGCCGGTGATTCTATAAAAGTTTCCTCCGGCGCAACCGATGCGGGAACCGATACCGATTCATCAAGAACTAAACCTTCTATCGGAAATCCATTATTTGTTGCGTGGGTTTTAAGTGATTCTTTAAGTTGTACAAGAGAACCTTCCGCAGAATAAAATGCCGCAACTAATTTTGAAAACTCACTATTGTCTTTATTCCGCATTTCGGCCTTTTCTTGTTCCATTTTAGTCTTCAAATCCTTATGGTCTTGTTTTAACGTTTCATATTTTTGGCGAAGTGTATTCATCTTTTCGGCAATCATCTCAAATTCGTTGGAGTTGTCATCGTCGTCTTCGCTCTCGCTTTCACTATCGCTCTCGCTCTCGCTTTCGCTCTCGGCGTTTTCTTCTTTGTTCGAAGAATCCATTCCAAAAAATCCTTTTATTTTTTCTGTAGTAGAAACAGAATCCTGTTCATTTGCAGGAACAGGAGTCGGTGCAGGAGCAGGAGTCGGTTCAGGAGTCGGCTCCGATTCTGGAGTAGAACTACCTAAACCAAATGTATCCTTTAATTTATCCATAATAGAAGTATTATCTGACGTTCCATTTTCAGGGTCTGTGGCAGGGGTCGGAGCAGGGTCTGTGGCAGCGGCCGGGGCAGGTGCCTGGATTGGTTCTACCGCCGGTTTATTTTCTTCATCCTTAGACGGCGCTAAAAAATCAAACATAGCACCTCCTTTTTGTGTTTCTATTTTCGGCTGTTGCTGTTGTTTTGCATATTGTTGTGTTATGCTAGAGATACTAGTCATCCTATAATTGTACGCTTCTATTATAATAATATGATTTTATAATTTTGCATAATTACTAATCCATAATTATACAAAAATATGATACGTATCGTTCATTCAAAACTTGATACGCTTGTGAAGCTCAAGAGCCACGAGACCACCTGCAATCTGGGCAAGAATGTAAGGAACCACATCCGACATGGGAATCTTGCCAGCTGCAGCCATCATAATTGTAACTGCGGAGTTAAAGTGACCGCCAGAAATATGACCACCGAGCATAATTGCGATGGCCAAAGCAGCACCTATGGCAATCGCATTACCAGTGGCGATAATAACATACAGAAAGAATACACTTCCAACGAACTCAACCAAATACTTGTTCAACATTATTGTGCGTGTTATACAATAATTTAATAAAAAAAGTTTATCCTAAATAAATACTTTAGGACTATTATCTATATAATACATATCAGTAATATGTCAATAGAAAAGACCGTGAATAGTATAAATTCTACAAATTGGTATAGTAAATTTATTAAAAATGGAGTTGCCGTCGGAGAAACCCCTACAGGAGTGGATCCAAATGTAGAGCTTCGTATAGTAACTGGACTAGTAAGTAGTGGCGGAAGTATATCGTATTCCGACTTTTTAATAAATCCAGACCTTACATCATTTGAATTCAATACGGAAGTGTTATGGTCTCCTGCCCTATCGACCACCGGGGGAGACTATTATCAAATCACATTTGGAAGCACTATGTCGTTGAGCATATTGTTCCAATTTTGGACCGAATATACAAGTAACGGATTTTCAGGTGACGGAGTTTATATATTAAATTCAAGTAATGCTGCCGTGTTTAAAAGTACCACATCGCCGGGGCCCAAAGGACCGGGTTCCGACCAATGGTTTCCCGTTCGTGTTATATACAACAAGAATGCGGCGAATACATGGACCGTAATAATAAACGGTACGACCGTTTTAACATATAATGACCCTAATGCTCAAACATGGCAACAAGTCGCCAATAACAAAGGTGTTACTGTAGCCGCACACTCGGGTGGTGGGTTTCAGATGAGCTTATCTCTTCGTAAATTGGGATTGGCATACAACGCTATGTTTCCAATTCTAACTGCAACTACTTCGACGATGCCACAGAAATTTTATCCTTCGGCCGACGATTCTACTTTCTCCAGCAACCGCGCTGCTTACGCGCGAACACTTTACCCCCGGATTACGAATGTGGCCACCGCGGCTCAAATAACAAAACAAAAATTAGTATATAATCGACATGATGCGTCGTCTCGTATGGAACGTCTCAAGTTACAAGCCATAGGTCAAAGCTCTATGCGACTAAAAGAAACCGAAACGTTACAGTTCAAGGCTCCGAATGTAAATGATGTTCGTGAGGCGCTCTCACGTACTCGGTCACAGGGGTATGTTGTGCCACCTAAATGTCAGAACCACTGATTGATTCTATTGTGGTATATGATAATATCGTTATTATCATATTCGTATTCGTATTCGTATATATTTCTATTACCGGCGAATCGCACGAATCGCGGACTGGGCAGCATTATTCGCACCACCAAATCCGGCATCGTTGTAGTTACGATTCATGGCCATCTGCTTGCGAAAGCGCGTGTAATCAGAACCGTCATAGACGAATTTGGTATTGCAAGTAGAAGAGGGAATACCAGTGCCGTCGGCGTTGGAATGAACACCACCGGCTAAACCGCGCCAACCAGAAGTAATACTCTGTCTCGCGGATGTGACCTGGTTTGAACCGCCAGACGTGTAATACTGACGAGAAAGGTAATCACCGGCGTTATTCACGATACGAAAGGGTGTGGCTGCTGGCGCAATACCATTATACTTCTTGCTCGCAGCTGCACCGTTCCACGCATTACGAAGCGTAAAACGGATAGTTTCTAGCTCTGAGCTTCCTTTCAAGGTTCCATTTGAAACAGGATGGGGGGAGATGCCCTTGACGCCACCGCCTAAAGAGAAATTCATTTGGTTTGTTGTTTGTGTATAATACCGATATAATATTAGGGGATATATTATTCTATAATTGTTGGGGTTGATGATGAAGCGACGACGAAAGCACAGACGTTGGAGCGTAGGTGCGGATGTCGCGCCAGCGACGGAGCACCGGAGCGACAACTACGTCATAATCCTCGGCGCCACATTCATCGTCGCCAATTCCTGAAACAGCAATTTGCATGCATACGGTATCTGAACCAGCGCAAAATCCGAACGATTGTCGCATGTTTTACAGAAGTGAATACTCCGTTCAGCATTATACGACGCGATAATCCCGCATTTTCGGCATACATGTACTTCATATTTATCCGAGCAGTCATACATTCGCCCCTTCGTAAAACGAGATGCACCGTGCCCAACCATCGCATCACGCTCCATTTCGCCGAAACGTAATCCACCATCACGACTACGACCTTCCGCGGGCTGATGCGTGAAATTCACCATCGGGCCAATCGAACGACTATGTTGCTTGTCGGCCACCATATGTTTCAACCTCTGGTAAAACACCGGTCCGATGAAGATATCCGACTTGATTTGCTCACCCGTAAGTCCATTATACAGAATTTCATTACCGTTCATTTCAAACCCGACCTTCAGTAGTTCCTTGCTAATATCCTTAATGTCATATTCACCGAATGAAGTTCCGTCGCCAAATAATCCTAAATTCACGAGAACCTTCCCCAGGAGTGTCTCCTTCAATTGCCCAATCGTCATACGTGATGGAATCGCATGTGGATTGATAATGATATCCGGGCGGATTCCTTCCTTTGTGAAAGGCATATCCCGCTCTGGAATGATGTTTCCGATTGTACCTTTCTGTCCCATCCTACTAGATACTTTATCACCAATCACCGGTTTGCGAAATGTGCGGATGCGAACCTTGCAGAAACAGTATCCTTCACCGTTGCTGTCAATATAACTCTTATCTACATAACATTCCTCTGATGTATGATAGACACGACTGATATCCTCGTATTTCACGATTTTCGTAGGGTCATTTCGATTGTCCTTGATGGGAATAACCTTACCCATAATGATATCGCGGTTTTCGATGAATGTATTTACCGGCATAACTCCGCGTTGATTCAGTTTGTCGTAATTCCCGAACTTCATTCCTTTCGTCTTGGATGCATCCGGATGGCAGCGGATTTCTTCGTCGCCGTTAATCTTCTTGTCCTCGTCCTTCTCAGTATGGTAAATCGTAGCAGAGAACATCCCGCGGTCAATCGCGCCTTGATTAACGAGAACCGAATCTTCCTGATTATACCCGGTATATGACATGATTGCGACGATGAGTGGCGCACCGGAGGGGATTTCCGCGAGTTGGATCATTTGCATCAAGCGGGTATCCACGAGGGGGCGGTGTGGATAAGTAAGGACATATGCGGTTTTATCCATACGGCGCTGGTAGTTGGTGACGTAGATGCCGATGGCTTGCTTGCCCATGGCACACTGATAAGTATTCCTGGGCGCCTGATTGTGCTCAGGAAACGGGATACATGACGCCAAAACCCCGAAGATCGTACTCGGATGTATTTCACAGTGCGAATACTTGTAAATATATGGGGATGTCTTATCCGTATCGTTACGATATAGATGATGCGGGCGCATCGCAATCATACTGAATGCCTGCTCATCTGGGTCGATATATTCGATTACACCATGGCTCGTCGCGCCTGCATCGCTCGCGCTCATATGCGTCAGCAAGTCGTCCCATCCAATCTCATGCGCCTCAATCCTCCTTATTATATCGCGTGTGATGAAGAGCTCGTTTGTATCCTGATTGACGAGCAAGAGCGGCCGCATCATCCTTCCTGCGTCATTACATATCCGAATTTCGGCATTTGGATAGTCAAATACCACCGACGTGTATATGTTGATAATACCGCGCAATTTCTTCAGCTTGAATTCATGATATAAACTCAGAGGTTGACGCGTAATTCCAACCCAGGTTCCATTCACAAACACCTTTACCTGGCGATATGTATCGCGTGGTTTCAGGGTCTCGAGTCGTTCAATATACTCATCGATATACGCGTGAAGAGATGCCGGGTTGCTATGTATTGTCACGTGACTGAGATAACTAATATTCTTGACAACACCGATACTTCCACCTTCTGGTGTTTCCGCGGGGCAAAGAAACCCCCAGGACGTATTATGTAACTTACGTGGCGGGATAAGTTTTCCGCTCTTGTCGATCGGTGTATTCAAACGACGCAAATGACTCAAGCTAGATGAATAGGTAAGACGATTCAGCACTTGAGCAACACCAACCTTGTTACTCGTCATACTCTTGATTCCGAAATCACCCGTCGATAATGCACGCTTCAACCCGTTCTCGATCGTCGTCGATTTGATGATTTTATACATATTCGTATCGTTGATGATACTCAAATAATCCTCTGTGGAACGCCATGAACCGGTGTTGATTTCGCGAACCACCTGTTTCGACATGTCTTTGACTAGTTTGTTGAAATAATTCCGGAAGAGGTTATTTATAAGTGCGCCGGCGAGATCAACACGCTTGTTCAAATAAGAATCGCGGTCATCCTGCTTGTTGATTTCAAAGAACGCACACAATAGTTTATGCGCCATATGACCAAGGAAGAATTTCCTTTGTTGGGCCGTATTGCAATGGGGAAACAGGTCGTTGTGAAGAACTTCGTGTGCAAATTCGCGTTTCTTTATCGCGCCACTTTCTTTATCCATATTAATCGGTGTAAATATTACTTGCGATATGAAATAACGAACAGCATCTTCCTGGGTCATGATTCCGTTGGCATCGATAATTGACGCCTGAAGTGATTCTAATAATTTGGCGCTTATTTTACCATCATCCTTTGCGTCGGTTGCGGTACCGCTGATATTATACACGATATATTCGCAAATTTCTTGGTCAGATAACACGCCAAGTGCGCGAAACACGATAAATAACGGGATTGGCTGCTTCATTCTTGGGATTTGAATGACGAGAGGATGTCCGAACCCGTTCTGTTTCGCAACCACCATCATGTTGATTTGTTTCGGGGAAATGCACTTGGAATCTGGAATCGACTTGATTTCTGCAACATAACGCCATTTGTTGTTGTTCTTCGAAACATTATAGCATAACACCTTATTCTCCGCTGCGCGCTCCTGTCCGAGTACCGTTTTTTCACTCCCGTTGATAATGAAATACCCACCCGCGTCATACGGGCATTCTCCGGTGATATTGTGGTCGAGGTGTTTATGCTGCGTCAATACACAAATACATGATTTCAACATGATTGGCATTTTCCCGATTTGGATTTTGGGGAACACCTTGTGATGCGTCGTGATCTGGTCGCTGTCGGTTCCGCGAACAATATATTTGACGTTCATATCCACCGTCATCATAGACGCGTATGTGAAATTACGCAATCGTGCTTCTTGTGGAAAGAGGATTTTGGTTGCACCGGTATTCTCGTGGATCTGAGGCCGGGACAAATACAAGTTGGTGAAATTGACTTCGACTTCAAGTCGGTGTTTGTGTGTCGTTTTGTCGTAGTCTTGGTCGGATGCGATTTTTACCGGATTGAACATATCCACCGTTCGCTTCAATTGCACATTCACCATATCGTTGTATGATTCAATTTGATGACGCACAAGTTGGTCAAGATGTTTTCCTTCAAAATATGAACCGATAATCGTCCATGGTTCTTCGATATAGGTTCCGATACGATTGTGAATTTTGGTTTGGAGTGATAAGGATGCGTCATATTCTGCTTCTGTCGCTGCCTCGGCCTCGGAAGCGAGTTCTTTGTCATTTATGTATCTTGGATTCAACATTTCGTAAGTTGGTGCGTCGGTTTCGTGGTCGTGGTGGTCGTGGAGGTCGTGGTGGTCGTGGTCGTTATTGTTATTTGGCATAGTAATATTGTCAGGTTCAAACGTCTTCGCCATTTCTGCTGTAGTAGGCAACTTCGATTTTCGAATAAGTTTTGGCATATTTGAATAACAATAACGAAATGAATTGACCCTGATTGTTATATATCGGGGTAAACTATATTATGTCTTCAATTTATTTTTATGTTGTTTTCAAATGATATTATTTACTATCGGCTACGCTGCTTGTCTCGGCGGAATTGAAACAGATATAAACCGTTCTTTATTTATTCTATTACCCGGACAGACGACAAATCATAACGACGTCTGATTATTATGTATAACAACAACAACGCCAATAACAACAACCGACCACCACCACGAAAAAAACGCAGATGGTATTATCAAGCACCCCCACAATCACTAGAAACCGATGTGAATCCGCCTAACAAGAAACAAAAGCCATCAAACTCGCCGATACCACCGCAATCGAATTCTCGTCATAATGCTCGCGAAAATGAACGAATCGAAAATGAACGACATGTATTGAAAATGGAGCAACAGTTACATGAGTACTTTCATAAATCAAACACGCCATATTCATATATTGACGATAATGGTATTTATAGTTACACGCCTGCACCCGCGCCCGCACATGCACCCACGCCCGCACCCGCGTCGACTCACCCTCCAGCACCAGCACAAAAGTCGGCAGAGAATCCATTTATGAATATGACATTTAGCCCGTTTGTTCCATCTAATGCACCCCTATTTTCGAATGCACCAATTCCAAATTTATGGGCGTCGATTTTTCCAATTAAAATAGCTCAACCTCAATTTACGTCAGCTTCTACGACATGCGCCGCTTCTACTGAAACAAATGCTGCTGCAGCTGCTTTAGTTCCTGAACTGGTAGAAATACGTGAAAATATAGGACATATCAACGACCTTATTGCCCTCTGTGATAAATATCCTTTGTCTGACAATAAAAAATATAATATCAACATGTCGGCAATCCATGCGATGCGTCAGCCTTTGACCGATTTATCCAACATGGTTGGTATGGATACGATAAAACGAACAATCGTAGACCAAATCCTTTATTATCTGCAAGAACTGCATATTCCCGAGACAAAGAATACGCAACAGAATAATAGCGATGACATCACAAACGATAAAGATTTACGAAAGGAAATGGACGGAGGCGCTGTAAAGGATGATGTCAAAAATATACCGAATCCGTTTGGTCCGTTTGCACACGCCTTTCCCGCGTTTCAGGCATCCGCGATGGAATTTAAGCCATTCGCTATCAAAAAACCGGCCTGGGGGAATGGAAATGTGGATGATTTTGCGTTACCAACCAAAGGCGACTTCATGCATACCGTCATATACGGTCCACCTGGTTCGGGAAAGACCGAAGTAGCGAAAATCATCGGTCGTATTTTTAGTAATCTTGGTATTTTAAACAAGAAAATCTTCAAAAAAGTAAGTCGAAATGATCTAGTTGCGGGATATTTAGGGCAAACCGCAATCAAGACGAAGGATATGATTAAAGCATCGCTAGGTGGCGTGTTGTTTATCGACGAGGCGTATTCTCTCGGTAATTCAGAAAAGAAGGACAGTTTTGCGAAGGAGTGTGTAGATACACTATGTGAGGCACTCAGTGAACACAAACATAATTGGATGGTGATTATCGCTGGATATGAAAAAGAGCTCAACGATTGTTTTTTCAGTTTAAATGAAGGATTGAATTCACGTTTTACATGGCGGTTTAAATTAGATGCATATAAACCGTCTGAATTGAAATCAATCTATGAGAAACAAGTTCGTGATTATGGATGGACGACTGCAACAGAGACAGATACTTTGCCCGAGTCATGGTTTGCGTCACGAATGGATTATTTTACGACGTACGGTCGAGATATGGAAACATTATTTACAAAAACAAAAATTGCACACAGTCGTCGGGTATTTTGTCTCCCTTTGTCACAGAAAAAAATCATAACATTCGCAGATTTAGAGAACGGTTTCAAATTATTTATTGAAAATCCAGAAGTGAATGAACGAAAAGAACGAGGAAGTTGCGGACCTTATATGAAGACGTTATATTTATAAATATATACTCGTAGTATCTTATAAGTTATATATAAGATATTACAACGTAATCAACATAATCATGAGTGAAAAAAAAAGTATTACAATCGCTTCAGGTTCATTAATCGGTAGTGGTGGCGGTTCGAAAAGAAAATCAAGTAGGCGTGGTAGCGACGATAGAGAACGTAAAATACGACCTAGTTCGATTGTTCAACCAAGCACGCTTAAGAAAACATTACTCGAGAGAATTAAACAACATCAACGAACAAGAGAACGGTCTAGAGAACACCGGAACGACGATTCTACTGTGGATACTAACACTGGTACAACTGGCACAGCTACAACCGTTCCAGCACCCGCAAATGATAATTTTACGCAATCCATCGATTTTCTTCGTAAATTAGCGATGAAACGACGTCAACAGCAGCAGCACACCCAGAAGCGCCCGCATACATCATCCTCATCGTTTGGAGGACTTCCAGATGCAAAAACACCCGAGGCCAAAATGTTGAACCAGGTTGCTGCAACATTACACAACGGTGAAATATTAACGAATACTGGATTACTTGGTTTGCCGGTGGTTCCTACTATGTTTCCTGTACAATCATCACAGCCACACTCGATGTCGCCGATGATTTCACTTGATCCGATGCCGATACCGATGCTTATGCAATCGTCATCATCGTCATCACCGTCATCATCGTCATCACCGTCGTCGTCAGCATCAGAATTTACGAATAACATATCTTTTCCTCCTCCTCTTGCCCCTCCTCCAAACATAACTCAACTGGCGGATATGTATAACAATACAATAGCATCTGCTGAATCAGCGACACATTCAGATGTACCGACAAAGGAACCTCCGTTACATATTCCTACAAAACCAGAAGACTATCTTCCTTCTATTTTTATAAAAGAAGAACCGCCACATGGTTGTCTTAAAAATGGCAGCAAACCAACATTTCGTGAATGGGCAACAAATATGCTTAAAAAACCGGTGGATACATTCAAAAATATCATTGGAGGAACCAGCGGCGATGGAACGAGTGTCGAGCAAAGTGGTGGTGGAACCAGCGGCGAGAAAAGTAGTGACGGTCTAAATGGGGTGTTGTCAAACAAAGTAGACCAAGTGGCAGGTATGCGTGTAAAAATACGTAAAACACATAAAAAGCGTTTCAGGATTGGAAAACATGATGATGTTGTCAGTGTGTTATTGAAAAATAAACAGACACAACGGCATATTCAAAGTCAGCACCTTACATTAAAACAGAAGACAATCGGTGAAATCCGTAAATATCTATATGAACATCATTTATTGAAAATCGGGTCGAACGCCCCACCTGATGTATTACGACGAATGTACGAGGACGCGATTTTGACAGGTGATGTTAAAAACACGAATAATGATGTATTGTTGCACAATTTTATGTCGGGTGGTGGCGGCGGCGAATAACATTCGCGCATTCCCATTTGCTCATTCCATTCGATTTAGCAATGTGTGCATATATAAACCGTATTCTCCGGCATCGAATGTGTATCAGTATTTCTAGATTCGTTCGTCGTTGGAAACAGCAAGTCCTCTAGAGTACGCCCGTGAATATGAAACTTTCGCGCCTTCTTCAACAAAATAGGTATTTCACTCTGCTGACGTTTTTGGACCAGGTCATCATAAATAAACTGAATCACATAATCAACGAGATGCGACTCTAGGCGCACAAACATCGGGTCACTTCGTCCAATATTACCGATTTCGCATGTATCGCTATGAGCGTCTATATTGTTACGTCTAGTATTATTAATATTCCGTTCATTTGGATCATAATAATCATCGATTCGTATCGGGATATTGAATTTATAATTCCAGAATGTGTCGCAAGAGATACGCACATCAAGTGTAATCATATCGATATTGTTTCTGCGTAGGTTGTTCATCGTAATCAAACAAAACAATATATATGTTCAATACATCTATTCAATACATATGTTTAAACCGAATTATATTACAGCGTACTATAAAGGACCGCGCGGCACCGACCATGAGTAAATAACATAAACCGATTATGATATAATATAATAAGTTAGTTAGTAATGAATATTTGTATTCGCGTACCTGGGACCACCGAATGGTCTTCATCCGTTTTACATGTTACACCGGCTATCCGTGATTCTTATGCCGGATATAAAGAACGCCTCCATAATTATCAAGAGACACCGTATCTTACGACTGAATATATCGTATATCGCCCTGACAACGACCCATATTTACCGACATATATTGCGCGGGTGGCGGATATTCCTCCGTTGATCGAGAATGGTGTCGCAACGGGTATCGGCGCAGGAATAGGAGTCGGGCTGCGAAACAATCTGGCGAATAATATCAATATAACCCGAGAGATTCACGATACGATGGAATTCGGCGGAAAGTCAATACCGATTTTGGATTTGAATGATATTCGCGTTTTCATCGTGGATAATCCGGCGATGGAACGCGCAAATTGGTTGCCCGCGCGGTCCTATCAAATATGGGCGTATCGTGATTTCATGTATGACATACATCGTAGTATCAAAAAGTCATACATGTCGCGGAATACAAATCCTATCGCTTATGAATTCAACGACCGCATTCTCTCGAACCAAATCGTAACGATTCAAGTTGCGAATATCGCGCCCAATATCGTGTTTAATCTATCACGAAATGAAAACAATAGTGTATATTTTGAGAGAAATGACACCACCGGTTCTCGGGTGCGTATATGTGAAAATGAGTATGCCCGTGCCGGATATCTTGGATTTTATACAAGGATTACGATGGATCCAGGAATTGTGGTTATCCCACCGCCGCCGCAGTGGGCGGGAATACCCGCGGTATATTATAACGTTTCTTCGACACTCTCAACTGCACATCTTCCTGATACCGAAGAAACCGATGATGAAGAGCATCAATGTATATTATGTTTCAAGTATCGTGTAAATGCGCGGTTCTCACCATGCGAGCACAAAGTTTGTTGTTCGGGGTGTTATTCTAAAATGTTGAAAAACGAATGCCCAGTTTGTCGAGCAGAGATTACGCGGGTGATGAATGTGTAAATACATAAATAAGTTTTATTATAATTTTATTACAAATGTTGGTCGCGTATTCTTATATATATTTCCTCTAGATCTTCATTCGTAAGAATAATTGATTTATTCGAGTTTCTCAGTTGAATTATTGCATTTCGCATTCGATAACATTTATTTTCTGTATCAAAAAGAAATAACGGCACATTATGACGCCGTAATCGCGACAATTCTCGTCTTGTTAGCGGCAACACTTCTTCCGTAATAAGCGCTAGTTGTTGAAACAGAATAGTACTATATTTCGGTGCGATATTACGCATCATATATGTAAAATAAGCCTGCTCGTATTTCACGCGCCTGGCTGTCATGTGTTTTTTCATTTTATACGTTCCAGAAATAAAATTAAAAATCAACTTATTATCAGATACACACATTATTTCACCTGCGGCGTATATTCGGTATTCGACGTTCTTGTATGTTTTTGCGAGTTCCGCAAATAACGCTTCATCTTGTATCGCCTTTCTATACATAATTTGATGATGTTTTGTGCCGAATTCATACATGTTGGTCGTCTTGGTTGCATATAACTCCGGTGCTTGCGTTTGCGTTTGCGATAACACGACGGTTTCATTTGTTACAGGGTCCTTCCCAATAATGGATACTATCATATACGTATAGTACGCACCTGGTTCAATTTCTGTGGGATTTACAAGAAGCGGACTTACCTCGTCAATAATGCTTGTGGTTATTGGCGATGTATCATATGAATCTACATGAATATAGTAGTACTTGCCTGCATCTGCGTCGGCATCGCAGAAATTTGACGCAGATAAACCCTGCATATTGTAAATACAGCGATACGGGTCTAGTAATGTATTACGCGTTATTCGGCATTTTTCTAATGGAAAACTATGAATTGGCGCGACTGCACTTCTTGTTCTGGACGGTTGTGTTATATTTGAATAAAATGTGGGGTCGATTGATGACATTAATACGATAGTATATATTACGATATTATTATATCTTCATTCTAATAGATATATCATCATGATACCGATACTTTTACAGGATAAAAAAGTAGGAATTTCACCTACCGTTGCGTCTTTACATAGTATCTAATTTGTATCGTTGTATAATGATGTGAATCCCCTTCTCTATGTAAAGTGTGGTTGCGCCTGTGTCGGTGTTCTCAACCACATCAACTTGAGACGCCATATCACCACCCCACGACGCTGCTTCTTCTCTTTCGTCACTTAATTCTTCCTCATATTTTGTAGTAACTGCTGCGTATGCCTTTTCGTACGTAGAATAAAGTGTTGGGTATAGCTCACCATTTTCAAGAACAACATACACGTGTTTTCCCGCCCCGCTGTTCATCTCCGTCAGTCCTTTCGTCGCTTCGCTGTTCATCTCCATGTTTGTTGTAGTGATTCTTGATTGGTCGCTTCATTCCGTTTACACCTATAAAAGCATTTCAATTTTTTTATACTTTCTCTTTCTTTCTCTCTTCTTACATTTTCTCTCTTTTCTTTCTCTTACATCAACAGAATGGACATTTGAAATGATAAAAGGTGTAAGATGTAATTCATAATAAAGGTATAACGCGAGAGATATATAACCTTAACGTCGAGAGATTCGTTCGTTCGTTCGTTAATAAGACATCATCATGGCGCTTATTAAAGAGTATTTTACATTAACCGATAAATATACCGCTGAATATGGCCCGAATACGGTCGTCCTGCTTCAAGTGGGCGCATTCTTCGAAGTATATGGACAGGTCATGCCGGCGACGGCGGCGGCACTATCGGTTGCGGGCACCAACTGCGGTACAGCCGGTACTACGTGTTCGGGAAGCCGTATCGATGACTTCTGCCTGATTTGCGAACTTGCAAAGGCTAATAAAATCCCGGGTATCGTAATGGCCGGATTTCGGGATTATGGGCTGGATAAGTATTTGAAGAAATTACAGGATGCCGGATATACTGCGGTGGTATATGTCCAGGATGGAGTGAAGAATCCTCCGGTGCGCGTGTTACAGGGGATTTATTCACCAGGAACGTTTTTCTCGACGGATATTGCACCTG